GTATTCGCAGCATCAAATACTAAAGAGGCAGCAGATACCGCAAGCAAAATGGCCAACTCGTTTGAAGGCATGCTGCGTCAAGTTACCGCTGGTTTCAACGATCTGCTCACAGAAATCGGCAAGCAAATGCTCGCCATCATCCAGCCAGAGAAGGCATTCGCTGCGCTCAAGGGTGCGTTTCAGGGCGTCAAAGAGGTTGTTCAGGAGATCGCCGCAGCATTCGTGCCCGTTATCGATCCCAAAGACAAAGCATCAGGGCTAGCGTCTATATTCGACTCGAGTAAGCAAATTGCCAAAGACGTTGTCAACAAATTGATCGAGGGCGTCACGCAGCTCAAGACCATGTTCGACGATGTCGTCGCTGGCATACGTCAGCTCATGGAAGATTACAAAGGCCTGCCAACGCCAAAGAACATTAGCGATGCTGTAAAGTTTGAATTCACCAGTGCCCTGCCGGGCGAAGATCCAAACTCTGAAGCTGCCAAAAAACGGCATGATGCCCGTTTGCGTGAAGAGAAAGCAATTGACGATGACTTTTTAAACATGCTCACGTTCGGCCTGACTGGCCCAGGAGTACACGCCAAGTCAGAGCTGGTAAGCCCTGCAATTAAGCCAAGCGAATTAATGCCAGCTATTGAAGCTCAAGCCAAGGCTGAAAAACTTAGGGCTGAGATGGCCGCAAAGGCTGAGGCGACAGCTAAGGCCGCAGCAGAGAGCAAATTGGCACAAGAGAGAATGCTTGAGGCTGAGGCCGCAAAAAATCTTGAAGAAGAGACCAAGGCCTGCACTGCTGCGCTTGAGGAGCAGGCTCGAGAGACGGCGTTGCTCACGCTTGACTTTGACAATGCGACCAAAGACAACGCCAACATGACTCGAGATATTCTCAAAAACAATATGAGCATCACCGAGAAATTTGCTGAGACAATTGGCAATCTCGAAACCATGATGGCGCAAGCCGCCAAGGGCTCTAAAGAATCCGCCGACAAGCTGCGAGCAGCACAAACTAGGGTAGTCGGCAAGCAACTCCAAGACATGGTCAAGCAATTTGCGACTCCCCAGGCAGGCACTGCCCAGGCGTTTGTCGCTGGTTCTGCCGGTGCTGCTGAGGCTCAGATTAGGGCGAGAGTCGAGGCGACAAATGCTCAGGCCGACCCGCAGAAGCAACTGGTCGCTGCTGCTGCTGAGGCTGCGCGGCAGGATGCGATTCAGGCTGAGCAAATGAAGCGTCTAGTGGCAGCCGCTGAGAAGGCCAACATCATCAAGCCCGGCACTCTGGTGATCCCAAAATAAAGGAGGCGACATGGCGTATACACTGTTTACCGAGGTCGCCGAGGGGCGCACGGCCAGCGTCGATCAAAAATTCAATCGCACGTATACTCGTGTATTTCTGGTGCGCACCAGCGACGCATCGTACGGGCCAGCATATGCCGCATCGCATCCATCGCTGCCGATCATATTTAGCGCGCACAATGAGGACTCTGACGCGTACTGCCTCAGCATCAGCCCGTCTCAGGATCAGGGTGATCCTACGCTCTGGCGCATATCGGTCAATTACGGATACAACATCGATGCACCATCGGCAGCATCTGCCCCATCGGGCGACCCTGCCGTCGAGACTCAGCAGACTGGCCAAGCGCCCGCGGATCGTGTGGAAAATCCGCTCTCTAGGCCGAGGGATTACAGCGTCTCGACGACATCGTACCCGCTCGGCGTGATGTTCGATCGCTCTGGTACGCTGATCCGCAACTCTGCCAAAGATCCGTTTTTGCCCGTGCCTGAGATCGTCAAGGGCGGCGCATCGATCACGGTAGGGCTCAACTCCACAAGCTCACCATCAGCAGCGTGGATCGGATCAATCGGCACGGTCAATGCAAGCTCCTACACGGTCGGCCCCTATGTTATTGGCACAGCACTCGCCAAGCTCAATAGTGTTACCGCCAATCTGGTATACGAGAACAACGTCAGCTATTGGCGCTGGACGCTTGTCTTCGAGTACCGTCCTAACGGCTGGACGCATGTCGTCAACGATATGGGCATGTTCAAGCTCGTCGCAGGCGTTCGCAGCCCTATTGACTACAACGGCGTCAACGTCACAGTACCAGTGAATCTCGACGGCGCAGGGCTGCCGCTGGCACCTGCGAGTAGTCCTATCCCGTTGACGTTCGACATTTACCCGCGCACCACGTTTCCATCACTCTAGGAGGCCCGTAGACTATGGCTGGCTATCTCCTAGACGACCAATCAATCGCGCGCCTCGCCACGCTCCTGCGTGAGTATGAGGCGGGCAATCTGGCCAATCGTGACCGCAACGTCATGCCACGATCCGGGCCGAGCTACCCGATCGTGCATGTGGTGCGTGTCACATCGACAACGCCAACATCTGGGTACTATCCAGGCAAGCTGATGACCTACGTTGCCGATACTGACACGTGGACCGACGATGTCGATATCAAAATCAAGGACATCAACGGCGGCGTGCCGTCAGTGCAAAGATACTTGGGGCGGTACGCGGGCATCAACAGCTACGGCAATCCGGTGTACATGCTCGATCTGTCGGGCACTACTGGCACGACCACGACATGCGCAGTGCTGACCTATGACTATGTATCATCCATCTCCTGCGTCGATGGCACAATCACGCCCGTATACACGACAATATGCGTACCATGTGCCTACTACTGCACAACAACAACCACCACCACGACCAGCACGACATCGAGCACAACAACCACCACGACCAGTACGACATCGAGCACAACAACCACCACGACCAGTACCGCGGCACCAACGACGACTAGCACGACCTCCACGGGAGGCATGTACTGATGAGTACGATGCCTCCAACGACCTCGAGCACGTCGAGTAGTAGCTCGTCTAGTAGCTCGTCATCGACAACCTCGAGCACGACTACCAGCACGACCACGACAAGCACAACGACCACCACAACCACGACTGCGGCACCGACTACGACGACCACGACAGGCACATCAGGCCCATGTCCCGGTCTATGTATTTACGTTTGGAATAACACTATTTGGGTGCTAGATACCGACACATGCACCGAGAATCCAGGGTGCTTTTGCTTCGAGCCACCGCCATATCCAGGCTCCTATTACGGAGAGGTATATGTAGTATCTTGCAACACTGAGCCGCCCTCGACGACTACTACGACTAGCACGACAACCAGCACAACCAGCACTGCGCCGCCGACCACTACGACCACGACCAGCACGGGCACCACGACATCATCGACGACGACGACGACCACAACCGAGCAACCCTGCACCGGCTCATGCACATGGCAATGGCGCGCAGAATTGCAGAAATGGATCAAAGTCTCTGGCGGTAACGGCACATGCTCGACGGGGTGTTCGTGCTCGTATCCTGCCAGCAATGGCACGACGGATGGCGAGATAGCGACGCCAGCTTGCAAGAGGTTGACGTGCACAAAATGTTGCGGGAATGCGGATTGTTGCCCGATACAATACAAATTCTGTTGTTCTCAAGCAATTTTACCAAAAAAGTTATATATCACTTTTCAAGATCCAAATAACGCATACCCATGTATTGATGGAGTTACAATACCTATAGATTATTTTATAAAAATTGTTTCCGATCCAAACTCTTGCTTTTACTACGGTTATCAAACAAAAGGACCTATTCCAACATATTTTGGTACTGGATGCGTTGGCTCAGATGTAATGGGTGGATATGATTTGCCCGCTTGTAAAGGTCAAGGATATGTTGTAACTGATTCAAATTGTTCAAATCCAGATTACAGATGTTCCGATAATGTTGGCATTGCAATGCAACTAGTTTTTGGCGATGGGTGCTTTCCGTCTTGCAAAATATATTTAGACATTTTTTTCTTGGTTAATCAATATGTTAATGGAGCATGTAGGACATTTTGTGGTAATGATGTGTCTGGATTAACACTTGAAATTTTTCAAAATTTACCATCTAATTGCAGCAAACCTATTTACATTGAAAACAATATAAGTTTTTCTTCTAAATGCGCAAATGTTTCAATGCACGGAACTTTTGTAAATCACGGTCTTGCTTTAGCAAATACCACCTTCAAGGTAATAGTTACCGAATGAAACCCTGCAACCACATACCACCGCGTGACGGATGCCGCCTTTGCTGGCTCTTCGATCACGACCCAAGATATCGAGCGCTCTGGGGCGGAGATCCGACAACCGTGGCGACATCGGTCACGACTACGGGTGCGACTCCGCCAGCGGCAGGGCCAACGCCGGATCAGCTCGAGATGCTGCGCAAAATCAAGCTTCACATGGCCTCGCCATGCCAGCATCTGGGCGAAGCGCTCGAGGCTAAGCCTAGCTGTGGATGCGGTGGCACATTGGCAATCCTGCACGTGTGTGGTAGACATGATCGCTGTAGGATATCATCGCGGGATCAGTCGCATCGCAACTGCATCACATGCGATGACTACGAGCCGAGAGTACCAGATGCGAATTGACCTAACGATCGGGATGGCAACCTATGACGACCCGCAGGGCGTCTGGTGGACCCTATCCTCGCTGCGCATGCACCATGCTCTCGACGGCGTGGAGCTGCTGGTCGTCGACGATCATCCCGAGCCTAATCGTGGCGATATTCATCATGTTTGTGGCAATTCCAGAGCTCGATACGTTCACGCGCCGAAAAACATGGGCCCAGCACACGCTAAAAATAGCGTGTGGGAACATGCGCAGGGCTCTCACGTCCTCGTCATCGACTGCCATGTTCTACTGGTGCCAGGAGCGGTCGAGGCGCTCGTAGCTGCTGCACGCGCTGACGCGGTCGGTCGTGATATGTGGGTCGGGCCATTGCGCAGTGAGGCGGGCAATATCATCGCCACCGAGCTGAGCCCTGAGCTACGTGGTGATTTTTTTGGCACGTGGCTAGTCGATAGTCGCTACCCGGTCAGCGAGACGCGCGAAGTGCATGCCCATGGCAGCGCTCTGTCGTTTATGCGTCGAGCCGATTGGCCAAAGTTCTCGCAGCATTTCAGGGGATTCGCAGGCGAAGAGGTTTATATACACGACAAAGTCCGTCTCCATGGTGGCAAGGTAATGTATCAGCCATGGCTTGGATGGTGCCATCGTTTCCCGCGATTCGGTGCCGTTCCCTACTCGCTGACCCTCAACGACAAGCTGCGCAACTACCTCATCGGCGCATACGAAATGGGCTGGAATATCAGCCAATTTAGAGAGTATTTTGGACGTAAGCTACCTCAAGCTCAACGGCTTGAGGTTGAAATGCAGGTGCTCGAGATCTACCCGCAAATTTTCGACGGCAGGTACGACCATGTGCCAGCCGTCAAAACTCACGACTAGGAGTCAGTCATGGATGCTGTTAGTCAATCATTCGGCCCTCATGTCTGGCTGCTCTACGTTGTGCTCTGCGGAGTCAGTGCTGCCGCATGGTGGCTGGCGCAGAATATACTCATCCCGGTGCGAGATGATCACCGGGAGTTTCTCAAAGAATTGAGAGGCAGCATCAAGGACATCTCGTCTACTCAGCACGATCTTGCCGATACGGCAACTGTCATCAGCGCAAAAATCGATACACTAGGGTGCAGACCTCAACCCCGCAACTCAGGGATAACGCCACAATGATGCTCGCAGCGCTGCTCGTACTAGGTCAGCTCGTCGTACCTGCTGAGGTGCGCGGCGAGGTGGCTGAGTTTGTGACGGTGATCGCAACGACTGAGGGCAAGGTTGTCAGATACGTAGCGCTCGATCAGGGATTGCAGGTATTTCCGTCTAGCCTGCTAGCTAATCAAAGAGCGACCGTGGTCACAAGCGCACGACCCGGCAGGTATCGCCTGCTCGCATATACCAGCGTTGCCGATGTGCCAACTGAGCCAGTCATCACGACCGTGATCATCGGGGGCGCATCACCACCATCACCACCATCACCGATCGTCGATCCGCTGGCCGATGCCCTTGCTGGCATCTACGGCGGATCGCAGGAGCGAGACAAGGCCGCAACGCTCGCACGACTGCTGACGCTCTATCGGGCAGCGCCTGCGACGATACGGTCACCGACGATCACGACCACCGAGCAACTCTACTCCGCCATGGTCGCCGCTCGCAAGACGGCTGGCATCGCTGACGCTGCTCTGTCGCCCGTGCGTGAGCGCATCGCGGTCGAGTGGACCGCAGTCATGGGCGCAGACGATCGAGCCCTGACGCCCGAGCTACGCGACGCAGCGATCACATTATCAGCCCGCATCGTGTCAGCTTTGGAGACCATCCGATGAATAGCCAGTATGTGCCGGGATGGGTAGATGATCGTCAGGCAGTCGATGACATCGTCGCAACCTGCGTCGATGCAGACATCAGTAGTACCCCAATCGGCTCGACTCCTATCGAGGATCTGCCCGATCACGTTTATCTCTGGGATCTCGCCCGCAAGGCCACTGGCGCTCTCCTGCCTCCACGTAATCAGGGCAAGGTTGGCTCTTGCGTAGCATTCGGCACTGCGCGGGCAATTGAGTACACCATGTGCGCCGAGATCGTCGCTGGCGAGTCTGAGCAGTACATACCACTCGCAACCGAGCCGATCTATGGTGGTGCCCGCGTCGAGGTCGGTGGTGGCAGCATCAAGGGTGATGGTGCGATCGGCGCTAACGCTGCGGCTTGGGTGCGTGATTGGGGCGTGCTCGGTCGTGAGGAGTATCTGGGCATCGATCTGCGGGAATACTCAGAGTCTCGTTGTCGTGAATACGGCAGCAAGGGTGTGCCGCTCGAGCTGGAGCAGATCGCAAAAATACACCCGGTGCGAGCCGTCACACGAGTGCGCAATTGGCTCGACGCGAAAAAAGCGTTGGCCAACGGCTACGGCATAGCAATGTGCTCTTCGCAGGGCTTCACAATGACTCGAGATACCAACGGCATCGCCATGGCCGCTGGCACATGGCAGCACTGCATGTGCCTATGCGGCTACGCCACCATCACTGGCCGCGAGTATGGGCGCATCGATAACTCATGGGGCGCATCATCGCATACTGGGCCAGTAGGACCGGGCAGTCCTGGGCCAGAAGGATTTTACGCGAGCAGCAGCACCATCGAGGCGATGCTCAAGTCTGGTGACTGCTGGATATTCTCCAACGTCGAGGGATTCCCGACACGCAAGATCTCATGGATCATATAGGAGGCTGATATGGTCGAGCACATCGAGCGAGTACGACGACTGGCGCGCGGGCAGGAGGGCTGGTCTCAGCTATGCCTGACCAGCGCAACCACAGTATTGAGCGAGGCGCTGGTCAAGGCGCACACCTTGCAGGCGATCAAGGTACGCCCCGGTCAGCCAATCCCCGATCCAAAACTGCTACGCGTATGGGCTGAGGAGGCATGTGATGCCATCCTTGCCGACCCTGAGTATCCAGACGGTCACGGCTGGCGAATGCTGGCTGAGTTTTGCACTGACCTGATTCGTACCCATGTGCTCGAGGCAGCCAATGTTTAACTTTCTTGCTCGCTGGCTCGATCGACTGCTGACATCGCCCGGCATTGCCGATGTCTATGGCGGCACTCCTCGATCTCCAAGATGGTCAGCGGTAAGGCGCAAACACCTCGAGGCGCAGCAGAAATGCGAAGCATGCGACCGTGTGACCTCGCTTGAGGTACACCATGTGATGCCCTATCACCTGCATCCTGAGCTCGAGCTGGCGCCCGGCAATCTCATGACGCTGTGCGAGGATTGTCACTTCATATTTGGCCACTATTCAGACTGGCGCAGCCACAATCCGCTGGTGAGAGTCGATGCCGCGGCATGGCTTGAGAGAGTACGATCACGACCTCAGGGGTGAGTTATGCTGCCAAAGATCTCTTGCTTGTGCCCAACATATGGCAGGCCTCGCCAGCTAGAGCACGCTATCGAGTCATTTCTCCGGCAGGATTATCAGGGCGAGAAAGAGCTCATAATCCTTAACGATTACAGCGAGCAGACGCTGGTATTCGCTCATCCGCAGGTCAAGATCTACAACGTGGCAGATCAGATTCGCCCGCTCGGGGCAAAGTTCAACGCGACTGCATCCATGGCCACCGGCGACCTATTAGCGATCTGGGAAGATGATGACATCTACCTGCCGTGGCGACTAAGCTACAGCGTCGAGCATCTTGACAGTAATCGCATCTATCACACGGCTAGTGCATGGTTCGAGGAGGATGTCCGCAAGATCACACCATCACGCAATCTCTACCACTGCAACCTTATGATGAGTCGTGAGGTGTTTGACTCAATCGGCAGGTACAGCGAGGTGAGAGATACTGGATCAATAGACGTTCTGCTCTTCGATGAACTGCGCAAGCGCTACGGCACCATCACGCAGGAGATCGAGGACAAGGATCGGTTCTATATCTACAGATGGGGCACGTCTGGGGGCTACCACGCCAGCGGCTGGAGCACCAACATCGTGTCCGAGATGGCTGCCAACCATTTACGACAGCACAACACGACACGCGGCATCGTCGAGCTCAGGCCGCACTGGCCGTACGAGTACACGGACTACCTGCCGGTGAAGAGATGACCATCATGTCGATACTGACCGAGTATGCCCGTGTGCGGGACACGCCAAGCGACATCAACCAGCACCTGAGCATTTTGCGTGATTATGCGTGGAATCAGGAGCACATCACCGAGATGGGTGTGCGTGGCGTGATCTCCACGTGGGCTCTGCTGGCGGGGCTGCCTCAGCGCATGATCAGCTATGACATCGTGCATGTGGACACGAGCCTCGTCGCTGAGCACGCGGCATCTGCTGGCATCGAGTATGAGTTCCGCCGGGCAGATGTGCTGACGATGAGTGTCATCGAGGAGACCGATCTGCTGTTCATTGACACGTTGCACACCTACGCTCAGTTACGCGGCGAGCTCGCAAAACACGCCGATCGTATAAGAAAAAATGGCGTGATTATCTTACATGACACAGTGACCTACGGGCATCAGGATGAGCCCATCTACGCTCATGCCTCGCCACTGGCTAGGCCGACCTATGCGGGCAAGTCAGGGCTGCTGATGGCTATTGACGAGTTCATCGATGCCAATAATAAATGGCGGATCGAGCTGATCCGCCAGAACAACAATGGTCTCACCGTGCTGCGTCGAGACTAGGTATCTAGGATATTCTGCGTCTCGGTATCCATGACTTCGCAGTGCAGGTCGTATAGCGTGAGCATTTCATGCGCGAGGCTGAGCGCCTCGTCCTTGTCGGCCAATGTCGTGATGGTGGTGTATCGACCCTCGCCCTTGGTCTCGAGGCTAGGTACCAGTAGAGCGTAACGATGCTGATGCTCAGTGCCATCATCCATCGAATAACGAAATAGCCGATTGAGTAACCTCCTGATTTCTTTCTGGTATGCGCTGATCTGCTTGTGAAGCACATCAACGACATCGACTCCCTTGTTGATTTGCCCGATGTGGCGCTCGAGTTTCATGACTCGCTGCTGCGACTCGATCAGTAGCTGTAGGTGCGTCATGTGCTGCCCTCGTAGGTATCGATTAGCATATGGATGCACTGCACCGATTTGCGCAGATCTTCGATGCCGTTCTTCTCGGTGTGCCGCCAGAGATACTTGGCCGCACATCCTGCTAGGTAGGATCGATAACCAGCAAGGCCAAGCCCTGCCCGCTGCGCGGCAGCACAGTCGATGTTGCTGCCGTCTCGAGGTCGATAGTGATCAGGGCTAATCGGATCGCTCATGATGTCCTCCTCAGCCTAGGATCTCACGTAACAGCCAGACGCACCAATAGAGAGTCCAGCCAAGGGCCGCGGCGAGCAGCCCGACGCCGCACCAAGCGAGCGTCTCGTCGTATCGTGTCGGTGGTGAGCGCTCATCCATCATCGGTACCTCACACATGCGTACCAGCCGTTGCGACCACGGCTAACGCCGATTTCGATCGGTGTGCGCTGGCCGTAGTAACAGCAATTCCTTATAGCGGCTTGCGCGCTGGCTGTTGAGAACCCGACGCCCTCATAGCGATACGACCCGCCACGATGCGCCATGCGCCCCTGGGCCGCGCTCATGTTTGCGCTCTGCTGAGCGCTCTGGCCACATAATAGAATCGAGCAAATAGCGTATATCATCCTAGTACCTCACGAGCCCAATCTTGGATCATCTCCGTGCCCATTGCGCGAAGAGTGCAGTTTTTCCTGATCGCTGCCCGCATGCGAGCAGCAGCCTCAGCCTCATCGAGCAGCCACTGGATGTCCAGCTCGGTCAGCTCGTCGCCAACAAGAAATGCCTTGTTGATGTTGTCCAAAATGCTCATTGATTGATCCTCACACCGTCATAGCACGCCTCGCAGTAAGGTCTCATGTTGCCGCCGATGTCTGGCAGCCGACCACGCATCAGGGGCAGAGTACCACCACCCCGCGCCAATGTCACTAGGCTAGCGCTCATGACGGTGTCACAGCGGGCACAATCGAGCAGCTTGGTGTGCAAGGGCACATGCCATATGCGCCCGTCATTGCCACGCACCTTAGTCGTTATCGGTACAATCTTCATGCCATTTCTCCATTGTCAGGATCATCTCGATCCATGCCATCTCGATCGCCCAGGCATCGCACATCACTGGATTGCTCATCTGTCGTATCCTCCCTGCCAATGGCCCAAGTCCGTGAGACATGCTCGGGCCAAAACAAAATAGGCTTTCCTGCCTTAGCTGAGCGATTCAATTGCGTGCTCAGCTCGCGGGCAACCTCCTCCGTGAGGTTGCTGATCATGGCCCACTGGCGACCACGATGATCAACCATTACCTGCCATAGAGGGCGCATATAGATTCTCCTTGCCTGCCACGCCTCGCCATACCAAGCCGGACCACACCCCGCCTAGCCTGCCAAACCAAGCCGTGCCACGCCTTGCCCGGCCTCGCCCCGCCTCGCCATGCCTGCCTCGCCAAGCCCTGCCCAACCATTCCGCGCCATACGAAACCATGCCGATCCGCGCCTGCCTTGCCAGACCCGACCATGCCCGTCCACGCCAAACCATGCCCAACCGCGCCTTGCCTGCCAAACCCCGCCGCGCCCAACCGATCCACGCCAGACCGCGCCCCGCCTGCCAAGTAGGGGCTGAGTCCAACCTCAGCCCCACGATGTTTTAATCAGAGAGCATCTACTGCTGACCACACCTGCGCCAGCTCGACAAACCCTGCGTACTCTCGTCGCAGCGTCTTCAATCTACTTTTAATATGCGCCAGATGCTGATCACGCAGTACTGGTGTGCTGGCGACTACCTGAGCTGGCATGTACTGCCGATCAGAATTTTCGCCCGTTGTGACTGAAATAAAGGCTTGCACTGGTGCCGCTGGTGGCTCATCAGCTTCAGGTACAACCACCACAGCATTGACGATCAGTCGTGCCTGATGCTCACGATACAATTGGCCAGCGGTTTTATTATTCCACTCGAACACCGGGTGGAGTACTGCCGTTGCTGGCTTGCTTTCCTCGACAATCAGCGATGGCGTTAGTGGGCCATTCTCGCTGATGCGCTCGAGCTCCTCGCCAACATCCTGAGCAGAGATGCCAACAACCGTTCTATTAGACTTGTAAATGTACATATCACGACTCCCATGAAAATTTAGAGACCACCGTAAAGCGACCTTTGTCGCCATCCTTCTCGGGACGCCATTCACAAACGCCAACCGAGAAACCGCCTAAGTTTAGAAGATTGACAACCTGCTCCTGGCTAACCGCGCGGCGGTTAAACTGCAATTTGATCTTGACGCCCCATTGTGGAAACTCTGGGCGAAACCGAATATCCGCGGTGCCCATGCCGACTCGCACCATGTCTTCTCGCATCCGTGGCGGGCAATCAGTTGGGAAGTAGATCTCGGTGAGATCGCCACCAACTCGATCAGGCAGAATGTGGAAAAACTGCCTAGCTGCGACCTTGCTGATCTCCTTGCCTAGCGATGTGCATGCCGTGACTGCTGCTGCCTTGATGCCAAGGATTGGCATTCCCGGTGCGCCAGTTCGCAGGCGATAAAAAGAAGACTCATAATCTGCTACTGGATCTTTCTTTTCTTTGCCCTTGCTGGCCTTGCCCATTTGCTTATCGAGCATCATCTTCTTGGCCTTCTCTGACCACGCATGCGTGATGAGCGGAGATGTGCCCTCCAGATGAAGCTCAATAGTCACAAGGTCTAACTGGATCAAAACGACTGGCGCTGAAGCTACTGACATAAGAACGCTCCATAAACTCCATCAAACAACCGCAAAGCGCGGCATCTCACGCCCCACCTCCGACAGTGGGCTAGTGTCCGATCACACACGTGAGAGCGATAGGTGACCGGGTACCTACCGCACCCCCGAAGCCCCGGCGCAAAACTTGGCTAACGCGCCGCCGGTCCTAGGGGATTTAAACGGTGGCCATGGATGACAGTTCAGCGGCAGCATGCCCGCAGAAAATCCCTGCTACAACGAGCAGCAGGGGCCATGGCCACCGTGGCTCATGTAGTCTCAATCCTCTCTGGTATCACAATCATCTGCTCGATGTATTGCATGCAATTCAGAAAGTCGCACACTTTTAATGAATCCCAGTAAAAATTTATCATTTTTGGCAGTGAGTATTTTGCAAAGTTAGGGTCTTTGATTAGTCGCATAACTTCAAACCACCATCCAATGTTGTCTTCGATCACTACCTCCTCGTCATTAAACTTGACGGCAAACACTCCAAAAGACTTGTGAACCTTCCAACCTTCGTCAGTGTCATCCCGCTCGATCATGTCGAACGGAAAAATCATCTTGTCTGACTTCCGCCTGTTACATGTGACACAAGCCGCAACAAGGTTACAAAAATTGTCGCTCCCGTTCCGTGAACGCGGAATTACGTGATCGACTTCAAGGTTCTCCGATCCTGGCCGTGAGCCGCAATATCGGCATGTAAAGTTGTCTCGATAGATGATCTTGAACTTATCGCAACACTCAATCCCCATAAAGATCCTCCCGCTCCATCTCAGCGTCGCCGTTGGTCTCACGCCAACATGGCCACCGTGGCTCAAATGACCTCACGCCAGCTCTGCGAATTGACCTTGCGGGTCACAATCCGCAGCGTGCAGTGGGTCTCGTGATAATCCTGCCAGTCTGTGCGTAGGGCAGGGTCTGACATCTGCACTGGGGTGTTAGGCCGGTGAGTGACTAAGATCTTGCGCGAGTCGAGCCCCCGCTCACGTAACCATGCGGAGTAGAGCTGAGCAAACGTGATGGGCCAGTGATCGACGACCGCGGTATCCTCATCGAGCATGACGCCGGTTTCCGCGCACTCTGGTGCCCGCAGGAGCGATGATTGGCGGAACTCGACGATCTGGCCGTGTATAGCCGATCGAGCCCCTAGGCGCCCCCAATCGACGCTGGCAAAGCCCCTGCAAGCCTTGACCCAACCGACAAGGCACGGCTCGACGCTCTGGCGCAGGATCTCGACGTGGTTCTTTGAGCGGCGAAACACCGAGTGCTCATGGATGACTCGATAGCCCGTCACGTCAGATGTGATCTCGTCGCCATCGGGATGCTGCGAGACCAGGAGCGACGTGAACTCAGCAGCGTGCTCAGGGCTGACCTCCTGCCCGTGTGCGTAGCTCTGGACGATGGCAGAGTAATGAGCAAATAGGTTGGCCCTATTGGGAAACAACCGCTCGCCAACCATAATTGGGATTCTGCTAGCCAAAGATATACTCCTAAAGAAAGATAACTATAATATAATATAATATTAAATATATATTATTATTATATTATATTGTTTCCTGTTTCACCTATTTCCAACTTCACCAGATTCATTGCCACTATTGTTTTGGTATTGTCTAGGTACTTATCTAATAGTGGCCGTGAATCTGTGAACTTGCCTGCCATGACACTTAACCCCTAACTACCACGGCAGATATAGCGAGTCGGTCGCTTGCCATTGATTCCAACTTCACCTTGAACTAGCTCGATCTCGCCGCTCGTCACCAGTGAATTCAAGATCTCTTCACGCTCCGCGTGTCGTAGTGCCTGCGTTGCTCTGGTCAGCTCGCTACGCAACATGCCCTTAGTACCAGCTCGACGCAGGGCACGCAGTACACGCAGACGCTTAGCATCGAAGGCACCATCGGCCACCCACGACCTAGCCAGCCAAACCAGACGGGCCGTGAGGTACTGGCTAAGACCTGCTCCCCATGATGCCGCCTCTCCGTCGATGACCAGCTCACGACTGTGCTCAGCACGACTGCACGCATAGAGCAGGGCAAGCTTGTGAGCCTTCTCACTGGCTCGAGTCCAGAGCGAGCCGACATCGTGCGTCTCTGCCTCCATCTGGTCGTCGGAGATCGTGTCAAATGAGTCCAGTAGGGCCGCGGCATCGTCAGTCGTGGGCACAACCAGCGGCTTGGGTGTGAGGTAGTTAAGGTTGCCC